ATGGTATAACTCAGCTACACCAGCTCTTGTAGAAACAATATGTTTCTTTTGTGCTGCGTTTTCATATCTACCAATTACAAGGTCTCCGCTACCGTTTTGCATTGCATTGATAGTAAAATCAGCACCATTTACATAGACAAGACTATAGTCACCTGTAGTTGAATGATCTCCGAACGCCGCTGACATACTGTCGCTAAATCTCATAACCTGTGTACTAGCATCAAGCGTTACATTTACGTTGGTAGTATCAGCGTTAAATACAACATCTCCGTCAGTATCTAAACCAGCTTGACAATTTAGTTTTCCTTGTGAGTTAACTTCTCCAGTAGAAGAAATGCTAAACCGACTTGCATCAGCAGTGTTATCTCTAATATCAAATACTCCACCATTTATTTTTACTAAATAATCTGGGTTTGCATCAGAATCAACAAAACTAATTTGTGGTTGTGTACCATTAATAATTAAATTATTGTTACTTAAAGTTAGAGCTGCACCAGATAAATTACCAGTTGTACTTAAATTCTGAGATCCAAAATCAGGAGCTATCTTAGTTCCAGCTATCGCAGCAGATGCGTTAACATCTTCGTTTACGATTGTTCCGTTGGTTATGTTTGCACTAACTATGGTTACGTCTGTATCTAAAGCTCCAGCAGCAATCTTAGCTGGTGCTATAGAATCTGTAGCTAATCTACCAGCAATAGATGCGGAAGATACGTTAGACATATCCTCTGCTGCTAATGGATGTCCACCAGCAGTTGAGCCGTCATTTACGACAAGAACATCCTTGTCTGTATCTACAGTAACTTCACCTTCGGCCCCGGTAAAGCTACTATGTTGCGAGGTGCTTCCTCGTCTTAATTTTAATAATTTTGCCATTTATAGAGTTCCGAAGTCAAGTTGTAAGTTAGTACCATCTATAGTACCAATATTAGACATGTTGTTATCTTGTCCATCTAATGCTCCACCTAGTTGTGGACTGGTATCTTCAACAACATTTGCTATTAAAGTAGATACGTCTTTTCCATCAACTGTACCTGATATAATAATGTTTGCGTTAATTGTCTGATTACCACTAAATGTGTTAGCACCTAGACCAGCTAAGTTACCAGTAGCTGTTACACCACCTTGCCAAGATCCACCGTTATATACTCTTAATTCATTTGTAGCAGTATTAAAGTATAAGTCTCCTTGAGCTAGGTTATTACCACCGCCATCTTGTGATGGGTTAGAGTTGGCAATTTGGTATAGATCTGCAAAGTTATTTACATCTGATATGCTTCCAGCAACTGTAGTTACGTTTGCATTATTTGCTGCAACTGTGTTTATGTTCGTTGCATTGCCAGCAACTGCTGTAACGTTGGCATTATTAGATGCAACTGTATTTACATTTGATATATTATTTCCAACATTATTTACGTTTGTGATGTTTGTCGCTACTGTGTCTATTTCAGATGTGCTTTCGTTTAAATCGTCAGCAACAGTAGTTATTTTTGCAATGTTTGTTGCAGCTGTGTTTACATTAGCTATGTTAGATCCGACTGTGTTTACAGAGTTATTACCAGATCCTGTATTAATAGCATTAGTTATAAGACCTAGATCTTCTTGGAATGTTATATGTCCAGCTACAATATTAATATTAGTCAGGTCAGACTGGTTTGGTGTAGCGGGGCTAAATCCATCGCCAGAGCTGCCATCATAAATCATCAAAACTTTGTTTGACGAACTATCAAACCATAAGTCACCAACTTGTAAACTTGAATTATCACCTCTTGCTGTTGGTGCGTTTTGACTGATTTGATAAAGGTCAGCAAAATTATTAATGTCAGCTACGTTTGCACCAGCGTTTACAATGTTAGTAATATTGTTAGCAACTGTTGCTACTTGTGTAGCTACTGGTACTAATCGGTGAAATGCGTATGTATGATCTGTAGATGTTGTTTCTACTAAGAAACCAAAACCAGAAGGTATGGTAGCAGTAACACCTGTTATAACTACAGCTAGACCAGATCCTCTACCGTTTGCAATAGTAACTGTAGTTCCGCTAGGAGCTAAGTCAGTTGAAGCTGCCTTAACTGATACAATAGTACCACCAGTTGCAGGGTTGTTTATATCAGGATTAGATGTAGGAAAACTTGTTTCATTTGCTATAGGTACAAATCCACCTACGTCATCAACAAGCTCAATAACACGTAAGTCAATAGCAGCAGTGGTTGCTACAAACGCATCAGATGATGACCATGTAACTCCGCTAGCAATAGTTTCACTAGAGTCTTGTCTAAGAAATTTAGCTTCAGCTTCTGTTTCTGTATAATATCTGTTGTCTAACTGACCAGCATCTAACTCAGTTTCGGTGTAGTATCTATTATCTAAAGTTCCAGTTGCTATCTCAGAATCAGTAACAGCATTAGCTTGTATATGTTCGGACCTTACAGCATCATCTTGTATTTTTGTAGAATCTATAATGTCGTTGGATAGGTGCACCCTATCTATAGACCCATCTACGTAGTGCTCTGAGTTAACTGCATTATCTGCTAGTTTAGTACTATCTATTATATCTGCTTCCAAATGTTGACGATCAACAGACCCGTCTACATAATGTTCGGAATCTATTTGGTCATCAGCTATAAGTGCAGAAGTTATTTGATCTGCACCTATATCAGCTGTTGTAATACTTCCGTTAACTATGTTATCAGTATTAACTGTTATATCTGTAGGTAATGCACCGCTACCTAACTTATCCATAGTTACATTGTCATCTAATATTTTGACTGTTGTAACTGCGTTTGATCCGATAGCTGTAGCATCAACTGAGTTTGGTGCATAGTGCTCAGTGTCTATAGAGTCAGCAACGTAGTGTTCAGAATTAATAGAATCGTCAGCTATTTTTGTACCATCAACTGCATCGGCTGCAATTTTAGATCGTATTACTTCATTATCTTCTAGATCATATCTTTGTATTTTTTGATCTTGTCGTTCTTGTAGTGCTCTAAGAACTTGTTTTTGGTTATTATTTAGGTCATCTGCCTTAACTGAAGATCCAGCTTGAAATGTAGCTCTACCTTCTACAGCAGTATTACCATTGTTCATTATGTCTGTCTGACGTATAATACGAACGACACTTGGGCTAGTTGGGGCTGTGCCTATCCAGTCTACGGTGCTTTGACCGCTAGTATTGTAGGGATTAATATTATAATCAGACCCAGCAGATTTTAAAACTCCATCAACATATACTTTTATTTCATCGGATGAGAATGTAGTAATTGTAAAGTTGATGTCAGCTCCAGTCGCTGTTTGTTGGTGAAAGGATTGTTGTGACATTATTTATATATGTTGAGGATGTTTGCGGTATCTACTCGTTTTTTAAGTTGCTCGACTTTACCAGATCTGTTATCAAGTATAAGTTTTTGAACAGCTTGTTTATTGCTAATTGAAGCCCAAGCTTTTCTACGAGCAGTTGAAAATATCTGTTCGATTATTTGGTTATGATAATAGTCTCTAACGTCAAAGTCACCACGTCTACCAGACTTTATATCTTGGTGCATTTGCTCTATAGATGCTAGTATTCTTTTATCTTTAGCTAGCTTGTCTAATTCACGTTCAAGATTTTGTAAACCGATAGCTTGTTGAAATAAAGATCTAACTTCAGCGTTTTTAGTTAACTTAGTTCCATCAGGAGCATAGTAAGTTGATAAACGTAAATCATATCCACTATTAAATAGTAGTTTCCTACCGGGACTTTGCTCTAAGTTTAGACTTACAGGACTAACGGCATTAAATGCACGAGTCAGGAAGTCCCAATCTTTTAGTGGTTTACCATTTAACATGTCATACTTTACAGGTAATGGTGTGTCTGTAAACTGTTCTGTTATTAGGTTTCTGTTACGTATGGACTGTATAATACCAGAGTTAATTTCACGCATATATGGTGTAAATAGTTTACCCATTTCATTACGTAAACCAGCAAGAGGCACTACGTTGTTAGCTAGTCCAGCTACAATACGTGGGCCTTGTCCGGGTCTGCCACCAAATAAATCTACAAACGACTGTAAACCAGCTAAGTATGACTTACTTGTAATAGCCTGTGCGACAACAAGAGATATTTTACCTAATTGATTTTCTGTCCACTCTTCACCCATAAGCTCACTTGCATCACCTACATCAGCGATTGTAGACATAATAAGGTTAAATGGTTCAAACTGATCGTAACCAACACGTACATCACCAATCTTAATAGTTCTTGGCTCCCACTTAGCATCTAACCAAACCTGTCTTTTTTGTCTATCTACTGGGCCATTACCATTAAGATCACCACGCATCCACGCTTGTGCAGCCATGAATACTACAGCAGAACCCATAGCAAATCGACCTAGTTGTAAAGATCTAGCATTAGCCAATTCTTCTGGACTAAAAATACCATACTTAGATACGCTAGCTAGATCATTAGGATTAGCAAAAGCAATATCGTTGAACTCCTTGACTAAGAAGTTAAAACCGGGTGTATACTTACCTGTCAGTGCAAGACCATTAACACCAGTTCTAGCAAACAAAAAGAATGGTTTGGCTAGTGGTGTAGCTGTAAACACATCATTTAGACCTTTAGCAAAGCCTGTAAGCTCCTGTGTAAGTGTAACTTCTTTACGTGCAAACTGTGTAGCTTCATCAATAATGTTACCGTTAGAATCAAATACCTGTGAGTAAAAGTCATCTTCGTAAGCTCTAAGTAGCTCAGGTGTAATCTCTGGTAACTCAATACCATTTTTCTGCATATCTAATACTCGACGCATGGCTTTTTCACGCATCTTTGCACGACCAAGAATGTATGCAAATGAGTCGTCAGTAGCAGCCATAAGCTTAGTAGAGTATGTTAGCATGTTGCTATTATTCATCTGGCGTGCCATGTTAGCAATAAAATATGCAGCTTTATCTCCATCTGTTGCTCTACCGCTATCTTCTGCCCAACGTCTAAGTATTTCCCAGTTTTCGTCGCCTTGTGTATATTCTGAATAACGTGTCTTTATACTACGTAAATCACCTTTCCAGTATGAGTTTAGTTTAGTTCTAAATAACTCAAAGGACTCTGGTATGGCTTCGATCATAGCATTAACTGCTGACAAACTACTACGTAATGTAGCTGTGTCTCCGGTAAAAGGTACACGTAAACCAGCACCTATAGCTGTAGCTAGAGGTCTAAGAAATGTTGCAGTAGATGTACCCATGATTGCCCGAGCTGGTGTTTTAGGGCCAGATAGTATACCATGTGTCATAACACCTTCTAGCTCACGTATCATAGCACCAGTACGATTTATACCACCGGGTTCTAGTGCACCACCTTTTATAATAGTACGTGCCCATCTATCAAAGTCATCTAAATTATTTAAGTCTTTCATCATTGAGAAAGCTTCAAACAATGCGTTCATCAAATCATCATTGTCATCTTCTTTAGCAATCTTTAGAATACTCATAATAGACTCTCTAGTGTCTGCCATTTCTTGTGTTAAGGCTTCGTCAAGAGATTGTTTTGCTTTTTTACCAGTAGCTCCTAACGCTCTAAAAGAGTCAGACTTGACAAATCTAGCTTTCTTAGTTTGGTATAGAGCAGTTAACATGGTGTCTACTATCTGTTTAGCAGGGCCATCTATGTCGCCAAGATCAACTAAGTCAGCTATTTCACGTCCGGCTGTACCTAAATCACGTAACTGTCTAAGTAGTGTACCAGATATCAGGTCAGCTATGACTACGTTTTTAGATGTCCATACTTCGATACCATCAATAACATCAGGCTGTGCTTCAAACAATTCTTTTAGGTATTCCTTAGCTGACATATCAGCAGCGTTTCTACCTTGTGTAATACGTTGATGTGCTTCTACAGACTCCTTATAAGTTTCTGCAAGCTTTACTCTATC